CACCATCTATAACGGCTTTTTTCACAAAACCGTACTGACTGGTTAGTTTATCGACCTGACGATCTTTTCCGACTTGGTAAACAATTGTGCAACCACCAGTACCTTTTACCTCGACGAATATGATCGTCGCGATAGGAATTTCAAGCTGGTTACCATCTTCGAGTGTGAATACTGGGGTTGTCATAATAATCCTTCAAATTTGATTTCGATACGCACTAGCATAGATACACAGCCAGTGCAAGCTTTAGTCACTTGGTGGTGGATATACCGACCAAGGGATTAGAGTAGTGACAGCAGTAGCAGTGCCAGTTGTTTGCGTAACGTAAGATACGTTCGTAAACGAATTAAGCGTAGTACCACTGACAGGGTTCGCCCCGAATTCTGCACCGCCGTGCGAGCCGATGTTTTTGTCGATAGTTAGAACGACCGTTTTGGTGATCGTCTTGGTTGTTCCTGGCGCAACTGAACCGAAGTAACTGGCCGACAATGGTACGGTAGCTACTGCAACATAGGCGTTACTATTATCAGCATCGGTGACATAGATCGTCACCGAGCCATTCCACTCAGCGTTGTAGTAAGTGATCGGCGGCTCTGTTTCAGCGAAATAGTATGTACGCGGGATGGTAGCGGTAAACGTAAACTGGTAGCGGTCATCATAGGCATCAGCAGCAACACTCTTATTGATACGACGCGTTGGTACGCTACCAGAAGTAGACGCCGTACTGTCACTTCTATTGGTTTGTGTGGCTGAAGCCAACTTCTTAGCGTATACCTCAAATTGCGTATCAGTAATATTTATGGCACGAATATCATACGACTCACCAGCAGCGAGAGCCGGTAGACCTGAAATATCACGTGTAACCGCTTGAGGGTTAGCACCGAAGCTGTCACCATCTTGGTATTCCACAGTATCACCATCAGCGCCAAGTAGGTTCAAAGGTTCTAACTGCACACTCAATGCGAAATCACTATCAGAACGTGGGAACACTTGTAGACCACGAATAACAGCATTGTTCAACTGAGCTTTACCGTTAGAGAAACGAGCTACTTCAACAGTCTCACCCGAAACGTCAGGGTTTTCGATAGAGATACTATCAGCGATCAACGCAACAGCAGAGCCAGCAGAGCCAGCGGTCAAACGAACCTTAGCAGGGTTACCACCAGAAGCCGCTACAACGATTTCGTAGTACGCAGCAGCACCTTCAATCGATGCGATAGCAGCTTGGTTAACCGCAACGTTAGCTTCAATGGTAGGTAAAACCGTCTGAGTTGCGATTTCAGCTTGATTTGCTTTACGCACACCACATTGATGCCAAGTAATCTCGTTTGATGCTGACGTGTCATTACGATTGCCATCACCATTGTTTGTACTGGTGTTGAAACTCGTCCAGTGGTTCATCGCGTACATAATAAAGCGATTAGTCGTAGCCGAACTCTCGAACATCACCGCGTACTTATAACGCGTGCCTACTACACCATCATTTACCTGTACACCATTTTCGTCCGTACCAGTGAACGACATTCTAAATCCAGAACCAGCACCACCGCCAGGTTTAGTGTACCATGGCATATATACACCAGCGCCGCGCATTGTTCCGGCGACCAGTGTCACTTCTGCTTCGATCACGTACCAACTGTTAGGCTCGATGGAGTCTTCGTATTCGGGAAGAGTATGCCCAGGGATATATACACCACCGTTCGCACCGGCTGATGAAACAATATTTAGAGCGTATGGATTTGGACTTGTTCCATCAACACGCGTTTTCGTACCACTAGACCATGCATACCAACCTTCGGGAGAGGATTGACCATCCCAATAATCTGCAAAGCTAGAATTTTTGTTAATGTGACCAGTCGCGAGCGAAGCTGACAATCCTGCGCTTGCAACAGCAGCAGCCGCTTCATCGGTTGCGATTACAGCTTGTGCGGTTGCGATTACAGCTTCAGCAGCCGCATCAGAAGCAAAACCAGCAGCTAAAGTCGCATCAGCAGAAGCGCTAGCGACAGAGCCCGACGCAGCAGCTTCGGAGTTGCTTGCGGCGGTGGCATAAGAAGCCGCAGACGTACTTTCAGTAACATCTTCGATATATAAGTAGTCCAGCGCCATTTCGGTAGTAGCATGACTATCTTCGTTCTTAGGTTAGCACCGACATTTGGTCCTGCACTGTTCAGGTCAATAGATAACTCAGACCAACCAGCGGGTAAAGATTGGTTGATAGCATAATACAGCCAGCCAGAATGGTTACCAGAACCTTCATCTGGATGATCGAAAGTACCACAATACAGACGGTATTGACCATTCGTCGCGTCGCTATTATAAACTCGCATGTGTAAACGATAGTCACGAGAAGCATCGAACGGAACAGTGTGCGTTCTAAGAACAAGGTTGGAACCTGTTCTATTTACAATCGCCCTAGCCGCACCTTGATAATCGTCATCGAAGTCAAAGTTTGTGCCAGGTAATGCAATCTTAGCATAAATGTGATTGTAATAATGAGTCTCTTCAGCCATGAAGTTGCTATTCTTAGTCAGACCTAAACCAGTAGCACTGCTAAGAGCTTCTCTTTCATACGTAGCAGCCAAAGTCGAAGACGCAGCAGCGGCACTCTCATGCGCACTTGCGTTCGTTTCGCTATCAGAGGCAGCGGTCGCAGATGAAGCGGCATCTGTAGCCTCGTCAGCAGCGGTTACAGCAGAGGCAGCAGAATTACTTTCGTGCGTGCTAGCATTGGACGCAGCGACAACAGCAGCAGCTTCCGAAGCCAAGGACGCCGCAGCAGAAGTGGCAGAAAGCTCAGACTCGGTCACATCTTCCAAGTACATGTAATCAACAGCGATGATCGCACCGCTTTGGTTACCCGTCAGGTTACTTAGAATAAATGGGAATGCTGATACTGCGCCGGGCTTGAATTCATCAGCGGCAGTACCCGTTCCGGTAATTACAGGCGATACGTAATCGTACCAACCAGTTGCGCCAAGATCGACAGAACTGGTGTAAGATTGACCCAACACAGCACCGGAAGCGTCATATACGTTGTAACCCAGGTATGGAACACCAGCTTCAGTGTTGACGTAAACACCCATCTTGAGTCTGTATTGACGATTAGGGTCAATAGGAGCTTCCTCACCACGGAAATCTCTACGTGCGCCCGTAGCATTCAACAGAACGTTTGTCCGATTTTGGTACGACGCTTCATGCGTTACATCAACATGCAACGCAGGTTTAGTATTATATAGACTTGAGTACACGAATTGAGTACCAGCTTCATAACTACCATCGGGAGTTATACCAGTTGTCGAAGCGTAACCTAGAGATTCGTTAGCGTACTCGGCAGCAAGCAACTCGCTAGCGCTCGCACTAGACGCGTCGGATGATGCAGTAGTCGCGAAGCCCGACGCAGCAGTAGCGCTCGCGGCAGAATCAGAAGCTTCGTCGCCGGCAGTTACAGCAGATGCGGCTGCACTTGAAGCACTGGTCGATGCGTTACCCTCAGAAACGAAAGCTGCACCTTCGGAAACAAGAGCCGCAGCAGCAGAGCTTTCAGCAGCCACTTCCGATGTAACATCGGTTACAGTGATCGAGATACATTTAGTATCTAGTGTTCCGTTACCATTGGTGACCGAAAGATACGGACGAAGCGCAAAGTCACCAGAGGTCCATTCAACATCAGCGCCAGAACCTGCTACGCCAGCGGTAAACTCGACTAGGAAATCACCAACAGTAAGCGATGGATTCGAATATTGAATAATAGTGCCGGACGTGTAACCGCTATTTGGCATACGGCGCAACCTTGGAGAAACCAAAGAACCTGTACCTGTTACGCCAGTAATCTCCCACTTGAAGGAGAATTTATAAATTTTTTCATCAATACAAGGAACGACGCCGCGTGTTGCCCAGTTGTCGGTGCGAACGGTAGTCTGTGCGAATGTTTTTACCCAACCATGATCGGGGTCGTTATAGTTAGCGGGCGAGTTATTAGACGCCTCTGGTGTTTGTGCAACCTGACTTACAAATTCCAAACTTACATCACTAGAATACTTGCCAGGAATTAGCAAAGCAGCGGTCATCGCCGCGTCAGTTGAATATTGGGCGGATAAAGTCTCACTAGCACTTGCAGAAGCTTCGGAAGCACTCGCAGCCGTTTCACTATCAGAGGCAGCGACAGCAGCCGCAGTAGAGATCGCAGCCTCGTCAGCGGAAGTAACAGCCGAAGCAGCGGCATCAGAAGCCGAAGTGTTAGCGCTCATCGCGTCTGCACTCGCATTGGTTTCGCTATTGGACGCAGCGGTAGCGGAATTTTCAGCATGCGTTTCAGCAGCTTCAGCAGCAACTTGCGCTAATTCAGATGCAGTTTGAGCGGTCTCAGAAGCTATCTCAGCAGCTTCAGCAGCGGTTTGAGCTAACTCAGCAGCAGTTTGAGCAGTAAGCGCTTCAGCAGCGCTTGTAGCAGCAGCAGCGGTCGAACCATAAGTCGTGAAAAGATCGCTTACATCGTCTTCAATATCGGAAATCAACGCAGCTTGTACAGCAGCATCAGACACAACAATTTCAGCCAACGTACCAGCAACAAACGTACCTGCCGGCGCACCTTCGGTTGAGTTAGCTTCTGCTGGGCGCAAATCCTCAATAGGAACAATTGGGTCCAACGGGTCATCAGGGATATAACTGATACCGATACCGTCTTCAGTCAGTGTCACATTATCGATAGTGGCTTCTGTGGTCGGAGCGTACGCAATAGGCGAACGGTCGAAGCGATTGTTGAACGCAACAACCTTTACCTCAATTTCGTCATCGATATTTCCGGTGAAGTGAATTTCATTTACATTCCATACCGTGTTGGTAGCACGCCAGTCAGCACCATTGATGCGAGCGTACACGTCAGCGCCGGTATAGTTTAGAATGTGTCCGCTATTCCACTTAACGTGGACGTTCACGGTTTGCTGGTTGATTTTCGATACTAGATCAAAGTCGATGCGCAAGTCTTTAACTTGCGGAACAACGCGAGTGTCTAGCGGTGTAATTGGAACTTCGAGAGCTACTTCGCCAGGGTTGTACACAGCAGCGTTGTATTCGACAGCGGACACAGTACGACGCTCGATGCCCGAACCAGTAATTGATTGGATAGTATATGGCTGGTTGATTTCTGTGACTTCACCATAGATGAAGCGGTTACCAAATTCTGGCGCTTCTACCAATGCAGTATCAAGAGTTAGAACGCTTACACCATCAACCACGGCATGACCTGTTACGGTTCGCTCTTCAAGAACGTCAGTGCGCCAGCATTCAACATTGTCGCTTACACTGATACCAGAAAGATCGCCGTCGAGTGTGATCGTCTGATAAGTGGTGCCGTCATCAACTTTAACAACGGGATAGTCTTCGCCGTTTATGATGACGCGGTGAATATCTTTAGAGTACAGGTTAGCGTCACCCGTCACCAAAAGCTTTTGACCAACTTTTGAGCTAACGGTTACATCGGAAGCCTTCGCAGCGTCGTGCTGAATAATCAAGCCGTATGATGTACCACCCACGTATGGAACTTCTTGGTCAAGCACAATAGCGCTTTGATCGTCGCTACCAGTACCAATCAAGCCGCCTTGCGACCACTCCATCTGATTAGATTGCACCAGAATTACATCGCCGAGTGATGCCGCCAATACGTCAGTATATGCGTCGAACGTCACAGTACGAACCAGCAATCGGTTCGCATAGATCATTTTCCACAATTCTTCAGCCGCACGTTCGCGGTTATCAACACCACGAAGCGGAATAGACACAGATCGCGGCGTCTCATTGAACGCTACAGCATTAGGGTCCACATACCGAATGGTCTTTTCTTTGTTGCGGTCTAGCTTGTCATAATATGTAACCTCGAATTCGTTCGCACGATCAGTTAGAGGCATATACGTAACAGAGAAGCTTTCCTTCACCATATTGGCAGAGTTAAACATCTGTACTGGTTCACGCGGACGGTCGATCACAACAGAGTGCTTAGTACCCAAGTTGATTGGGGCGGCATCACCCACTCCACAGATTTCCACAACGGCGTCATGTACGTTACCCGTACCAGAGAATACGCCGTTGTATTCTAGGCTATTATCCGTGCAATGCTCTTCCCAGTCGTGCAGCGCCGCCCAATCGATATCATCAACCGAGATTTGCGCACCGCGAGATACGCTGGTCATTGCATCAACGTAACACCATGCTGGGTTGTTATCATACTCGACGACAGTCGGGTTACCTTCGATATCGTACTTCTGAATTTTAGAGCCCTGCACCAGAGCGGTTACCGTTGGAACAGCATTCAATTGATCGGTAAGCTTGATACGAATAGACAATGTAGCGCGACCAACTACCGCAACTGCATCGGATTCAATTTCAGCAATATCGGTAAGGTACGCTTCATCCAAGATATACTCAGACGTTGAAGTGGCAGTGGTACGGCGAATACGAAGCTCGTAGTTACCCTTTGGCAATACGCCAGTCTGGTAAGATCGACGAATTTGAGCGGTACGACTATCGGTTACGGTGAATTGACCGCCTGATTGAAAACCTTGAACGTTGCTGATACCACCATAGTTAGTACCAAACTCCCACTCACCATAATCGATATCGTACTCGTAGAAATTCCAAGACGCAAAACCAAGATTGTTATGCGGCTGTTCTTCTGCAAACTCCGGTGTGGAGCTTTGAGAGTTAGCTAGCACTACATCAGCGGCAACCTGCTTAACATTCCAAACACTATCGCCGACCTTGCGGTATTGAAATTCAAGATCAGTGTTTGGTGGCAGATCGCGCAATTCATCCACAGGAACTTGAACCTGAACGTCGAAACCTGAAATATCAGGTTGCGTCGTGCTTGCTGGGCGGTCTGGTAGAGACGCCTGAGAAACAATATCAGTCTCGATATTCTCCCAAGGTGTTACGTCATCGGGGCGATATTCAACCTGAAAGGTAACCGACCTGTTACGGTAGTCACCCTTTTTCTTGTCGATATCAACCAAGCCTTTAGGGAACATAACGTCGAAGCGAGCGCGGTCGATTTGATCGGTCGTTTCATGCTCGGTCCAACTGGTGTCGAGTTTGATGTTTTTGTTAATCTGACGAATGGTGTTTTGAAACCAAGGGTTGATAACAGGGTTAAGCTCGCCGAGAGTGGTCTTGGTGGAAACATTGTCGAAGTTATCGATTGGCTGTTCGTTAACCTCAATATCGGTCATACCCTCAATGAGACCATCAGCCATAACCATACGCATGTAAAGGTACTGAGTATCACCCAGGTTTTCCGTATACAAATCAATAATGTTACCAGCTTGACGAAATTCACCATAGACCACAGGGAACGGGATATTCTCGGTAGCGCTGTTCTTAGCACCATCGATACCGTAAGTGGTCTCTTGCTCATTGTCAGAGATTTTAGGCTTCGGTGTAAGCAGAAACGCATTTACGAGCCCTGCTACGAGCCCACCAATTGCGGCGCCGATTGGCCCACCGATTATTGAGCCTACTGCCACGAACGCTACTGTTACCAATGCGCGCAGTATCGATTTAAAACCACCACCACCTTGCGGGATTACCGCTAGAGATAGACGGTCACCTTTTTCGAATGCGGTATCTTTCGCAGCTTCGATATTTTCAACCTCAGAAACACCATCCAATCAACAGAGTCGTCGAGACCTTGCAGGTAATCACCCAGCGTAACGCCGCGATACCATTCAAGCTCGTGTTGCTCAATCTCAGTCGGATTAAGCACATCGTACATAATATGCAGATCAACCTTGCGATCATCTTCCATCAAGACGGGGGCGTTATTCATACACATACGCTCCGATCTTGGCGTTGTTAAAAGGCGCTACAGATGCGCGTTCAACCACTACGTTAGAACCTTCGATTGCATGTAAGAACCTATCACGAGAGACCATATAAACAACATGCGAACCAATACCGCGCAAGCGCATAGTCACCGTAGAACCCACAGTGCCCATTGGAACTTTCTTCCATGCTTTTGAATTATGCTCAATCAAGTGTTCGATCTTTTCTAATGTTCCTGGGTCAAGGAAGTCAGGAATAATGATACCAGCACGTCGATTCATTTCGCGGACCAATCCGTAGCAATCATATTCGTTCGGACCACGACCACCCCTTTGAAAAGGTTTGCCGATTAGGTCTGCATACGATGGTACTTGAAATTTTTCGGAATGTTTGGTCATTATGCCATGCGTTGAGAATGATTACAAGTTAAACGTTTAACGGAACTAGACCTCGAAGTCCACCATAATTTTTCTGGTTTCCTTTTGCGAGGCAGCCATTTGGACCATCAAACGTGTAACTGCATGTGCTGTCAGGGCCGGCGTACTGACAACCATACCCTTTGAACCGCCACGAGCAGCGGTCTCTAAACTGACGGTTGCGCGGAAACGAGAACGCGAGAGCGTTAGCGACACCAAGTCGGAACGTCAGATCAACATCTTTCACAGAAGATGAAATTACAGAGAATTTTTCAGAAAGCTCTTCTGGCTTGTCCAGTCGATCAGCATTTACCGTCATCAACTGTACGGTCGATACCACACCACCAGCGTAAGCATCCATTTTAGACCGAATGAAGCCCGTAGGGTCACTTGCGGTCAAGTCGATAGACGCTTGCTCACCCTTCTTGTTATTGACGCTCACATTGAAGTTACCAGCTAAATACAACTCGCCGTTGAATGTGATATTTTCATCATTGCGAGCGATGCGAATAACTTCATCCACCACACGCGTATTAGGGTTCGTCAGATTTATTTCCATCAAAATGATGATCGGAGTTGCAGATACAACCTTATTCTTCTCGATAGCGGTCTCAACTGAAATATGTCGTTTCGCCATTAAACTTGCCTCATATATATCGTCACTTCCCAAATTCGGGTTGGACCAACGCCCGTATATTTGAAATCCATTGGTTTGTCAAATGTAACGTTATACGAAGAGCCGTTGATATAGTCGTCATACGTGAACGCGGTGTCAGTCAACTTATCTTCCCAAAAGGCTTCTAAGGTGTCTTTTTCAGCTTGTGAAATACCAATAAAACCTGTCTGGAATATATAAGACGGCTTACGCGTAAACCTGCGGCGGCGGAATTCATAACCACCGTCGCTGTCAGATTTGATGACGTTATCATCCATCGTGCGTCGAAACTTAGATGGGCTTTCGCCGATTGTTATTGTTGGAATGTCACCCATGATTACTTACCTTTGAAGCTGCTTAGCATGTCGCGCATCGGTCCAGGCTTCGAAGCTGCATCCAATACAACATCGACGACCATCTGCTTACCATCGAATTTAGGGTCGCTAACCGACGCCTCTACATCTGTGCCGTTATTAATAACGTTTACCTGTACATTCGGCTTCAGACCGCTAGCGACATTCGATTGCTGCGCTTCGTTGAGAATGATTTCACCCTCTTTACCGATGATTGGGATTTCGCCAGGAAGCAAACCACCATCGTGAAACTTCGGCGCACCAGAGAATACAGACATATCGACAGATCGTGTCGTGCCACGGTTACCAAGAATACCACCTTTGTGATTTACAGGAACCTCACTCGAACCACCAAGACCGCCGAAACCGCCTAAGAAGTTACCGATGCCGCCTTTCAGGAAGCTACCAAAAGAAGGTGCGGAATTTTGTGAGCTTCCTGGGAAGCCCAAAGCCGACAGAATAGCGTATGCGATGATTGCTTGCAGAATAACTTTAATCAGAGATTTAACGATTTCGATAGCGAAGTCATCGAACGCAAGCTCGCCTTCAGCAAGACCATCAACCAAGTTGCTCAGTGCAGTACCGAACGCTTCGTCCATGTTTTTACCAAGGTTCTGCCAATCGCGAGCCATCTTAATAATAGACGACTCGTTTTCACGCGCTAGCTCTTTCTCTTTCGCCATCTTCCAGCGAGCGAAAGCTTCTTCCATAATCTGGCGCTTCTGTGTACCTTCACGCGTCAATTCAATCAGAGCCCGTTGACGCTCCATTTCCAATTCGAAGTTACGCTGACGTTGCAGGTTTTCGTTCAACAGAGAGATTTCAATTTCTTCTGCCATACGATGCCAGTCGTTAGCAATCTCGACAGCCTCTTCGTTTTTAAGAGCCTGTTTGATGCGCTCCACTTTAGCGAGTGCTGCTTCAAGATCATCACCAGTCAGACCAGTCAACATATCAGCGAAGCGGTCTTCGACTTGCGCAGCAGCTTGAGCAGCTTCGAAAGAGTCGTTCACAAAACCAGTCCACAGAGCATGCGCAGAAGCTTCCACCTTGATAATCTCCGTATCAAGCTTGGACATTGTATCAGCGATATCGATCTGTTTTTTCAACTGGTCAATACGGGCAGCGTTCGCAAACATTGAAGCAACTTGCTGTTCAGTGGCTTGTTTCAAGCGACCGTTTTCCAATTGAGCGGTAAGCTTTGCGGTTTCGCTATTCTGCCCACCAGTTGCAAGCTCGTCTTCAAGTTCAGCGATCTTAGTAAGCTGGCTGACGATTTGAGTATTAAATCGCTTGAAAGCCTTTTCAGCTTCGGTAACCTTACGTGTCGTAGCGCCAACTTTCTTACCAGTCTTGCCGGCAGCGTCACCAGCAGAGCCGAGACCGTTTGCGAAGTTGTTGACTGGCTCTACCCCATGCTCGAATGAAGCTGAAGCGGAGTTTTGACTTTCGGTTACGTTATTCAAAAGCTCAGCTACGTTAGCTGCCTGTTGAGAGCCCGAACCGTGCTTATCGATAACTTTACCCAAGCTACTTTCCAGCGCACTAATTGCTGCTTGTGGAATAGCTCGAAGTGAAGCTTGCGTACGTTCACGCAACGCTTGTGTTTGTTGTAGTTTTTGAGCCTCATTGAGATTGCGGTTATTCTTAATTTCCTGCAAACCAATTTGATACTGACTAGACACACCCGCACGTTGTACTTCGATCTTTTGATTGATCGTTTCACCATGTCGGCGTAAGTCTTGCGCCCGCACTTGATCGTTATTACGACCAAGGTCGCTCATAATTCTGGCCTCTTCTTTTTCGAGGGCAGCTAATTCACGACGACGCTTATCTAAGTGCGCTTTTGGCGCTTCACTCACAGAATAACCCAGGTAGCCACCAGTCTCTCGACCTACGCCTTTACGACTAATCTCACCCTGAAGTTTAGCCTTCTTAACCTTAATTTCATCCAGACGCTCGCGGAAGCGTTCTGCGTTTGCGAGTGTATATATACCGTTCGCCATGTTACGAGCAGCATCAGCGGCTCGATCAGCAGAGCTAGCGAATGCACCAGGAGCGGAAGCAGCAGAGAACAGTAGACCAATGATAATACCCACCGGACCAAGTGCAAAGTTTACCGCCATACCAAAACCACGTGCGGCGGTAGCGGCAATACCAGTTGCGATACTAAATGCGGTTTTCTTAGCGGTCGAAGCGGTCGTAGCTACACCTAAACGCGTCTGTGCTGCGGTTTGAGCAGCAAGAGCAGCAGTTAGGTTAGCTTCAGCAGCAGCGAGTTGTCTTGCGCTCCCTGAAGCAGCAGCTTTAGCTCGTGCGTTCAATGCGATCATTGCATTGTTATTAGCGATAGCCTTCGCTTGTGAGATATACTGACCAGTTTCGAAGTCTCTAAAACGACCAGCCACTTTACCTTGATTAAGCGCAGCTTGTGCGGCAAGCATTTTGCCACGGATAGCCTTTGCGGTAATACCATGATAGTTTGCGTTGATACCAAGCTG